ACTCACAGAGCCTAAAATGAACTGGCGTGAAATTTTGCGCCAACAAATTCAAAGCACTATTAAGAATGATTATTCTTTTATGCGTCCTAACCGTAAAGGCTGGCACATGAGTGCAATTTTGCCGGGTACACAATTTCAAGAAACAATTGATATCTGTGTAGCAATTGACATGTCGGGCTCTATTGGTGACGAACAAGCAAAAGACTTTTTGACAGAGATCAAAGGTATTATGCAAGAGTACAAAGACTTTAAAATTAAAGTGTGGTGCTTTGATACTAAAGTGTACAATGAGCAAGACTATGACGGTTATACCATGGACGAGTTCGACGAGTACGAAGTAATGGGTGGCGGTGGCACCGAGTTTGATGCTAACTGGGAATACATGAAAGAAAATGATATTCAACCTAAAAAGTTTATCATGTTTACGGACGGTTATCCTTGGGGTAGCTGGGGTGATGAAAATTACTGCGATACAGTATTCATTATCCACGGCAATAACTCAATTGTTCCTCCGTTTGGTGAATACGCATACTACGAACAAGTAACAGAGGCGGCATGAGTCTTAAAAACGGCAAACCTAACCCTTTAAATTATTTTGACTTAAGGAGGGTTGAGTTTGCCTGCCCTCATTTTAAGTACACAACCATTGAAAAATATAACCCCACTTTAATCAAGAATATAGACTCTTGGATTAAAAAGAATTTAAATAATAGGTATTATGTTGGACAAGGTATTGCACTAGATAATACCAATACTATTGTGTATACTATACGCATTGGATTTGAGTCAGAAAAAGAACTAAGTTTTTTCACAATTGCCTGTCCACATTTACAATTCAGATAATTAATTACGTACTTACCAAGGAGATACAACTATGACTGAAACAGTACAGACACCGCAAGAAAACGCGGCACCAGAAAATTCAACAGATTTGACCATTAACGACCTTAACGCAATGAAGGTTATCATTGATATTGCTAGTTCACGCGGCGCTTTTAAGCCAAATGAAATGGTAGCAGTTGGCCAAACTTACACTAAATTATCTGCTTTCTTAGATAATGTTGCACAACAACAAGCCGCACAACAAGCCGCAAATCCAGCTCAAGCACCAGCCGCTCCAGCTCAAGGAGCTTAATATGGCCCAAGAACTTAAACACGTAGGGCGTGTTAAAGCTACAAATAAAAAATGTTTGATAGCTTACAGAACACTGCCAGGCGAAGCACATTATTGCTTAATTGTACCTACTGAGAATTTACCAGACTTGTATCATGATGCTTTGATCAATTTGGTAGAAAGTCCGGCAGGACAATCGTCATATGAGTTTGCCGAAGCAATGGACAGAACTCAGTTTCCTGACGGAAGCAGAATGTTGCCAGCGTTACATGCAACTGGTCGTTTACTTAAAGTAGCAACAGGTGCTATTGAAATGACTCCAACTACTGGATATAGTTTATTGTTATCAGAACTAAATCAAGTTATTGCAGAACAACGTGGTGTATCAGTTGATGATCTTTCTTTAAAAGAATCTTTAGAAGATAAAGTTAAAGAAGAAAAGAAAACTGAATCTGTTGCAGTAGTTGAGCAAATGCAAACTACAGAACAACACGACACTCATACTTCTTTTGATAGTCCTGAAGCCGAAGCAAAACACTATCGAAGCCAAGCTGATAAATTAGCCAAGCAAGCCGCAGAGATGCGTCGCAAAGCCGAGGAGTTGGTTCCGACCAAGAAGAAAGTATAGTGACAACACCGGGAAGAATTCTTCCCAAGGATGTCATAGCACACTGGCCAGAAGTATTCGGTGAAGTACAATTAAATGTGTTACCTATTAGGTATCTCCACACCGTACTGGTCAGTTTTAAGGATGGCAAGATTTGGGAAATACGTATTACAGCAAAGACCAAACGAGAAGGTTGGACCGCCTTTGAAAAGAATCTTTCTGAAATTTTTAAAACTTACGAAGAGAAAATTGACAATATAGATTTCAAACTAGACACAGAAAAAGTAAGAAAAGATATAGAAGCAAGTACTCAAAAATTCCTTAAAAAAAAGAAGTTATAAATAATGAATGTTCGCTTACTCAGTTATAGCCAGCCCACACAAGAATTTGCAGATTTGGGTATTGCAGATGCGCAAGAACTCATTGCGTATTGCGCCCGTGTGTCCAATCCTAGCAATCAACTCAACACAGAGACATCGGATAAGCTCATCAAATATCTGGTCAAACACCAGCACTGGTCACCACTCGAAATGGTCAGCGCCTGTATTGAAATTACCACAACCAGAGATATTGCCAGGCAAATCCTTAGACACAGAAGTTTCAGTTTCCAAGAGTTCTCTCAACGCTATGCTGACCCAACGAAAGATCTCAATTTTGTTACAAGAGAAGCTAGACTGCAAGACGAAAAAAATAGACAGAACAGTGTCGAAGTTGATGATCAGTTGTTACAAAACGAATGGTACAGAGCTCAACAGCGAGTTATCTATGCTGCCAAACGTGAATACGAATGGGCTATTGCTAACGGCATAGCAAAAGAACAAGCCCGTGCTGTGTTACCAGAAGGGCTTATTGAAAGCAGAATTTATATGAATGGTACACTACGCAGTTGGGTACATTTTATCGAATTACGCAGTGCTAACGGTACACAGAAAGAACATCAAGAAGTTGCTATTGCATGTGCTCGAGTTATTTCTGAAATTTTTCCTCTAGCTGCCAGTCTCCTTTAAATATTTCTGGCGGAAACATTTTAATATGGCCATTAAATTCATCTTCTAGCCAAGCATAATCATTTATCTTGGCTAGCATTTCTTTATTATCTTTATAAGTTTTACCAAACCACTCTCCTGCACTGGCACCGCCTTTAGCGTATTCTCCAAATGGTCTATCTCCACCAATATGTGTCCAAACTTTTAAACGATATTCTGTTTCGGCATCTATTTGGCCTTCAATACTTTTACTAGCCAATTTAGCACATTCTCTAAATGCACTACGCCAGGTACTGAGAGGATCAATATTAAATGCTGTGATATTTGAAACAATTTCCATTGCTTTAAATCGAGAGCTTATACTAGTTGTCATATCGGGATTAGTTATATCCATAGACAATGTTAAATTTGTTGGCAATAATTTAACTCCTCCGTAACCGTATTCTAATTTGTTAATGGGATTAGTACTACGCCATACATGAACAATATCCTCTTCGCTAGGATCTAATTTAATGTCAAATTTAAAATTAGGAAGTATATCTGCATCAGCATCAACTACCCAAAACATGTTAGTGCTTACAAGTTTTGCGGCGGCTATGTGTGCCTGATGTATGCCATTGACACCATGCACTCTATAAAGATTACTGTTGAGTTTTAACACTTTTTTTGCTAGTTTAACATAACTCGAACCAGCATTAGGCTCATTAAACGATATGAATACAATGTCGTACATTAGTAGCGTTTCCGAATAATTCTTGGAGAGTTATTATAAACAGCTTTAAAAAACTTGCTACCATTATCTGATAGTTCTGTCATTTCTAAACCGCACTCGTATTTTAGTGTTTCCCCTAACCCCATAATTTCATAAGGCAACATTTTATCTTCGATTTTGCTGTATTTGTTTTCCCATTCATTAGTGAGCCATTCAAAATCACGCACATTGGAGTAATTCCAATCTGTGCAATTAGTAAGGTATGCACCCTCTCTAGCACCATACATACTCCATTCTCCATTCTTAACATCTGCACCAACATTACACCAAATTAATAATCTATCGTAATTTTGCCACCAAATATTTTTAAGATCGCTTACTTTGACACCTTGATCTAATGACATTTTTACACCTTCTCGAAAGCCTGCTCGCCATGCCTGGAATGGTGTAGCATTAGTAAAACTCTCGCTATAGTTTTCATTAAATTGATAATATTTGTCATCGAAACAAAATTCAACTAGGCCTTTTTTATCTGCAGGATCACTATTTTCGTGTGTTTTCATTTCATTAACAAACTTACGTGTCCACATTTTTAATCCGCCGTTACCATACATAAGTCCGTTAACATGTACTTTGCCGCACCAGCTGAATACATGATCTGATGTTAAATTTAGTTTGTCAATGTCTATTTCAATTTCAAGAAATTTTGGATCAATAATATTGTCTGCATCTACTGTGACAAAGTATTCTGTTTCACTCAATGCGGCGCAGGCTTTGTGAGCGGCATCGCTTCCTTTAACACCGTGTACACGCTTTGCCCACGGTACTTTTTTAAGCAAGTCGGCATAATTCTTTTCTGCGTTGGGCTCATCATAACTGAGAAATATAATATCTTGTTCTATAATTTTAATCATTTATTTTTAATCCGTAATTATTAAAAACTCTCTTAGTTGCTATTGAAAGATTATTGATATTAGCTTCTGCATCACTTTGAAAATTATAAACAATCTTTCCATCTTTTAATATAGTATGTAATTTGATAAAAAACGTTCTAATTAAAAAATCAAAATCTACTTCCAACATAACAAAAAATGCTAAAGTAGAATCATACATACTACCACTTAACATATCTCTTCCATAATCTGTTACATATAACACCCATTGCCGATCTAATTTATTCCATTCTATAATAAACTCTGTATCTGTTACAGGAGGTTCTGAAACCCATTCAAGCAATCTACTTTGAAAATTAAACTCGTTTTCTAAATGAGAATTTTCTAGTTCGTACGAAATTGTCCCGTCAAAATCTATTAATTTTTTAAGATTTAAATCTAATAATTTTAATTTACCTAAACAAATATCCTTATAATCTTGTTTAGAGATCAATGCATAATGAGGAAACTCTGATTTGAAAACATTTGATACAGAAATAAATTTCTCTGTATCAGGATTAAAATAGGCATAATATTTTTCTGGAACTACAACTTCTGGAATATATTTTTTAGATTTTGCCATTTGCTAAATCCTCCAGTCGGTTAAGTAGTTTAGGAGTAATAAAATCCTTCTCTGTATAATGAAAAAGTTTACTCTGTTTAATATTCCCAACAACTAAATCACCCTTAGTATTTAATACCGACGATATAACGTCCTGCCAATTTTTGCTGTGATTATCCCATCCTTGAAGATGAGGTTTCATATGTATAAATTCCAAAGGACTATACCTATCAAATATAATATCATGACACATGAGTATTTCTATCGCAACCGCAGTTGCCAAATCTAAACTACAAAAATTTTGATATTCATTTGGTGCAAATTTATTCCAACACCACTCCCAATTATTACAAACAAATTCAAGTGTTTTATAAAAATCATGAGCTATATCTGATTTTTTAAAATAATGAAGTGCCATATACGGTTCACTTAAATGGTTAGCAATAAATGTTTTCCTATGAAGCTTGTCTTTTACAATTTCTAATTTATAATTTTTAATTCTACTACAAACTTTTAAATCATAGTTACTAAGATAATCCCACCAGGTTGATATATCTTCAAGAAACAGCATGTCTGCATCTAAAACTATAGTTTCTTCGTAAGGACT